TAGGTGTGCACGCCGACCTTGAAAGGTGCGGGGAAACGCATGGGTTTACATCTCCACGCAGCGGTAGTTGTCCAGCAGTGATTCTTGCCCCGGCGAAAGTGTCATGCCGACTTGCTGCGCGGTGTAGTTGACCGAGTAGGGTCCGGCGGTCTGGGATACGGCCATCGCCGGGTTGAGGTAGGCGGCGGCGGCGAGCTCGAGGGCGACTTGTTTGATCAGCGACGGTACCGGGCTGTAGCCGTGGTCGTAGACGACGACCACCGGGACGCCGAACGGCCAGATCCAGGTTTGCATGTCGGCGTATTGTCCGCCGCCGTAGACGACGCGGTACAGGATTCCGTTGTCGCGCCATTGGTAGGTGTTCGGGTCGAGGAGTTGGCCGCCGAGGGTGACCGAGCCGACGGCGGTGACGGGTTTTTGTGGGAGGACGACGATCTGGCCGGAGTCGCCGTAGAGGGTGACGGTGTCGCCGGCCTGGAAATCGATTTGTTGGGATTGGCCGGCGCCGCCCAGATCGTCGCGGACGATGTCGGAGGCGAGTTCGGCGAGCTGGTTGGCGGTGTCGACGTCGACGGCGGCGATGTCCATTTGCAGCGCGGCGGCCAGCTCGTCGATGGTGAAGAACGCGGCCATAGGGTTCCCGTCGGTTAGGGTGTGGCGATCGCCAGCGTCGGCGGCCACACGCTGGCGTGCCGCGCCGGTTTGCGGGGTTTGCGGGCGAACACGAGCACACCGGGTGATTCCGGTGCGTCGTCTTGGATGCTGATGACGTCGAGGCCGAGGCCGTCGATGATGGCCCGCATGTCGGTGCGGGTGAATCGCCAGTAGTCGCCGGGGAAACCGTGGTAGGGGAATCCGGGTGAGCGGGTGGTCAGCAGCAGGTAGCCGCACGGTGCCAGCGCGGCGACCAGCTCCCGCATACAGGTCCGCCAGTTCTGGACGTGTTCGAGCATTTCGGTGCAAATGACGACGTCCCAGTCGCCGCCGAGGACCGCTGTCAGTTGTTCGCAGTCGCAGACGATGTCCACGCCCGGCCCGTCGGCGATGTCCACCCCGACATAACAGTCGGGCATCAGCGATTCGACATACGGGCGCACTGAGCCGTTCACGTCATAGGCGCCGACCTCGAGTACGCGGGCGCCGGTGATATGCGCCGGCAACAGATGCTGCTGCGCGAACGCCAACACCGAGGGATGCATCACAGCACACTCTTGTAGGCTTGTTCCCAGTCAACCCAGTGTTCCTGGATTGTCCACTGCGACGCCCACTTTCGGGCTTGCGCTCCCATCTCTTCACGCATCGCGTCGTCGCTGATGAGATCCCGCAGATAGTACACCCAGTCATGCGCCCGCTTGCACAGATAGCCGGTGACACCGTGGATGACGAATTGTCGGTAGGGTTCGACATCGCTTGCGATGCAAGGGATTCCGAGGGCCGCGTATTCCAGTGCTTTGATGTGGGATTTGCAGCGGGCGAACAGGGACGGCTCAAGCGGGGCGAGACCGATGTCGAAGTCAATCGTCTTGTAGTATTCGGTGGTTTCCTCGGTCCAGCCGGTGTAGCGGAAGTTGTTGGGGCGTTTGATCATTCGTCGCCAGTCGGCGCCGATCATGTGGGATTCGACTTTGTTGGGGTACCAGTCGATGGAGCGTCGCCAGCCGTAGGTGCATTGTGGGATGTCTTTGTAATGCGAGTAGGAGCCGGCCCAGCCGATGACCACTTTGCCGTCGTGTTTCGGGCGTTCGATTTTCAGCATGGATTCGTCGATGTGGTTTTGCAGGACTAAGGTGTTGGGGTTGATTTTCGCCATCTCTTCGGCGAGTGGTTGGGTGGAGCAGGTGACTAGGTCGGCTACTTCGATGCAGTGGCGGATTGAGTCTTGGGTGTCGGCGCTGGCGTACATGGAGTAGGCGGGGTTGAGGGGTTCGACTTCGAAGGGGTTGTCGTCGAGTTCGTAGACGAGTCGGGCGTGGCGCCGTTGCCGGCGCCACCACCCGTTTCGGCCGCCCACCAGGTGGCCGGTGATGATGTCGAATCCTTGTGCTGTCACGGTGGATTTCGCCATCTCGTAGGCGGTTTCGTGGCCGTGTAACGCGAGTTCGTCGAGGGGCTGGCGGATACGGTAGTATCCGCCGCCCTCGAACTGGCGCAGGACGCCCAGTATCCTCATTCGGCCGCTTTCGTTCTGGTTTTTTTGGATGCCGCCGCGGTTTCCGGTGCGCCGTCCAAGACTTCCTCAGCGAGCCCATTGGCGCAGTAGCGGGCCGCGTTATCGGCGTCGACTTGATCGGGCACGTCGAGAACGTCACCGATGTTGCAGCCGAACATGTTGTGGAACATGCCCGTTGGCTGGAACAACAGTTTGATCTGTTTCATTACGAGGCCGCCGTCTGATACAACTTGATCGCGTTCTGGTCGAGCTGTTTGCCGTCGGTACGGAAAATCGCCCTAAACGACACCAGGTCGGTGCCGAACGCGAAATCGTCGCTGCGTTCGAAACGGACCGGGGTGACATCTCTGATCACGTAGCCGCCGAAGTCGCCGAACGCGATCGGCTTCACCGATACCCCGATCGCGGGCATGTTCGGATCGGCGTACACGGGTCTGCCGAGCACGGTGTCCGGTTGGCCGGCGACTAGCGCCGGCTGCCAAATGTACTGGCCGGTGGTGTCTTTGAGTTTCCGGACAACCTTGACGGTGGAGTCGTTCATCACGAACGATCCCCGCGGCCGGTACTGCGGCAGCACCGAGTGATACAGCTCGATCAGCACGTCGGCGCCGATCACGTTGCCGCTGGTGGGCAGCCCGGTGGTGGATCCGGTGCCGGTGGCCGCGGTCAGGGCGACAGTGGCGGTGCCGACGAATCCGGTGGGCTGGTTGGTTCCGGTGCCGGCGACATACGCAGTGTCCGACGCGATGCCCAGGTTGCGGCCGGCGTGTTCGGCCATGAACCCGATGACGTCGAATCCGGTGTCTTGAATCAGTTCGCTGGATACCTGAATCAGTTTGGCCAGCTTGAACGCGCCCACCGTGACCGAGGAGAACGTCGGATCGGACGCGGACAGGGCAGCGTTCTCACCTGTCCACACGGCCGCGCCTTCAGCGGTCGATCGCGGGATGAGCATGGTCTCCCCGGATTGGGTGGAGATCACGTACGGGTTGGCTTGCCGGACGCTGCTGGTGTCCACCAGATATTTGTAAAGCTGGCCGATGAATCCGGTTGGTAGCGGCGCGCTGGAATCGGTGAGCACCCGGCGTTCCACCGAGTTGGGCAGCGCCAGTTCGTAGCTGCGGGATTCGCTTTGACCCAGCATGAATCGGCGCAGCTCGAGACTCTGCTGTTCGAAAGTGGCCGCCACCACCGCGGCCTGCCCGCCCGCGTTGCGGCCACTGACCAGAGTGGCGATGCGTTCTTCGGCGGCCCGGGCTTTGGCTTCGCCGTTGCGGATGTCTTCCATCCGCTTGTCGAGGCGGTCGATCTCGGCCATCATTTCGTTCCATTGCCGGTCTTCGGCTTCGGTCATGGCCCGGTTTTCCTCGTCGGATTTGTCGGCCAGTGCGCGGGCCTTGTCCATGGTGTCTTTGCGCTGCGCCCACAGCTTGTCGTGAGTTTCGTTCACGCTCATGTTGATAGTCATGTGCCCTGGTTTCCTTTCAATGCGCGGGCAGGATTCGGTGACGTGTGGGCTGCGCTGTCTGCCAGCCCACGGGCGCGGCTACCCGTGCGAACAGGCTGGGGGCGGCCGACTGTCTGTCGGCGATGTCCCAGCCAGGAAAACCCTTGTTACACCTTGGCTTTGGGGTATTGCTTGTCGAGCAGTGCGATTTTGGCGGCCCGCCCGGTGATGGGTTTGTGCGCCGGGTGCGGGCCGTCGGTGCGGATGAACAGTTTGCGTAGTTCGTGTTCGGCGTCGAGTGCGATGACGTCCTCGTAGGGGACGCCGGCCCAGGTGGCCAATCCTCGTAGCCCTACTGAGGTGTCGCGGTAGGCGGGGATGGTCACCGGCGCCACATCGATCAGCTTCCCGGAGATCAGGGTGCGGGTCGGGAACGACTGTTGGTTGTATCCCCAATCAACTTCGTGCGCAACGAAAGCAAACGAAGAATTGGCGACGTCGCCGCGGGCGACGAGCTCGAGGACGTCGGCGCGGTGCTCGGGCACATCCACCACATACGACAAGCCCGTTTCGTCAGTCGACAGCCGCAGCGTGCCGCCGCGCGTAGACCCCAGAACGAAAGCGTCGTCATGGTTATAGCGGCAGATGACACCAGGCCAGCCATCGGCTCGGGAATTGTTGAAAAAGGGTGGCGCGATGTTTTCGATGTAGGAGCCGAGGTTTTCCGAGTCGCGGTTGAATACTGCGGCGTAGCCGCCGATTTCGCGGCCATTCTTGCTGGCGCGGACTTCGACGGGCATCCCAAGTTTTGGTTGCCACGTGGTAGTGAAGATGCGTTCGATGCTGTTGTCGACCTCGAGGCTGCGGGAGTCGTCGCTGACCTGGACACCGAAGCGTTTGAGGGCGGCCTTAATACGGCCTTTGATCGATGCGAGTTCCTCGGAGCTGTAGCCGGACTGGTTTTTGGGCATGTTGATATACGACCAGGCCGCCCGCGCGTGGGCTTCGGTGTCGATCGGGTAACGCTTGACGCCTTCCTTGTAACCGGGGTCCGCGTATTTGACGTCGCCGTACGGTTTCTTGGAGTCATCCATTGCCATTGGTGGATCCTTTCGATGTGGCGCCCACGGCGGCGGGCTGTTGTCCGTTCATGGGGGCCGCCGGCGCCGGCGATCCCACCATGTTGGGGGTGGGTGCAATCGGCGCCGGCGGAGGCTCGGGCGGTGGGGGCATCGGCGGCCGGTCATAGTCGGCGCGCACCTCATCTTGGGTCAGCCACGGCTGGCTCGGGGTACCCAACGACAGCGCCGCGATTTCAGCTTTGGTCTTGGTGTCGGCCCGCAACATTTCGCTGGTGTCGAACTTCACGTACTGGCCCCGCGGAAACAGCTTCGTAAACGCTTTCTCGAGGCGAACCAGCCACGGCCGCAGCGAAAACGTCAGATAGTCAAGGGTGTTCATTTCCACCGTCGAATACGTGAGGCTCTTGCCGGTGGTGCCGCCGATCTTCTCCGGCGGGATCCCGTAAATCGTGGCGATCTGCGTTGCGGTCAATTGCATCGTCTCAATGAACCGCGCCTCGTTCGGAGTTACCGCGATCGGGTTGTACGCCCAATCCGCCCCGTAGACAAGCGGTTTCCGGGTCTGTAGCCGCGCCGTGATCCGCGCCGTGATGAGATCGGCGTCCTCTTTGGACACCGTCTGTTTCACGTTCTGGAAGGTGCCGGGCGGGACACCGCCCTGCTCATACCATTGCGCGGCGTAGTCCTGGGACGCCAGCCCGACGTGCGCGGTGGCGGCGTAGGCGGCGATCGGCGACAGACCACGAACCCGATACGGCATAGTGAACCAGGGCACGTGGATCAGCCGATCCCGCGGTAATGCCTGCCCATACCAGTACCACAGTGGATCCATGTAGGAGCCGGGACCGAAACGGTTGCTGTCCTGGGTGACGACCTGCTGGGGGTCAAGCCATTCGACCATGGTGGGCCAACCATCGTAGCTAGTCTCGGCAATTATGCCGATAGCGTCGCCGTGCAACGCCATACAGACGACGGCGCGGTGCAACCAATCCGGCAGTGTCCCATGGACACTCGGCGCGATGAACAGCGGCGGATCGGGTTGACGAACCGGCAACCCGTGCGCCCCAGTCTTGTACAGTACCGGCGACAATGAGGCGATCGAATCGGCCAGCAATCTTACGGCGGAGAAAACAGGTACCAACGACAAGCAGCGCTCAACACTGATCGCCCTCTGTGCGTACGGCGGCGGCCCGCCGATGTCCCACGGCCACTGCGAAATCGCGCGCTGCTCAACCTCAGCACGCTTGAACGGCCACATGATTTAGTCGCCCGGCCCTCCCGATTCGGCTTCACGAGCCGAACCCAACTTCGGCGACAAATCAGGAATCACCAAATCCGACTCCGGCGCCACAAACGGCTCATGCGCCACAACCGCCGCATGCGGCGTCGGCGCATCATACGGGCCGCCACCAGCCGGCGGCACATCATAGTTATACGACTTGATAGCCATCACCGAATCTCCTTGTGATCCATCGCAGATCCCTCCGCCGTTAAACAGTCGGCCTCTAACTTGCCCACTGCGTTAATCAATTCGTGTACCGCATTAATGAGGCAGCTAACAGCCGCCTGTGTGTCGGATGTGTAAGCCTGCATAACCCACTGTTGGGCCTCGCCCAGATGGTCACTCATCTACCAAACACTTTGAAGCACATCATAAGTCGGCTCCACCACCGACGCCCGGTCGAACGCCATCACCGCCGCTACCGCCAAGTCAATCTTGCGATCACTACGCACCGACTCCTTCACAATCCGCTGCCCACGCGAATCCACCTTCAACACAGCATTCGCGATATGCCGCGCCAACCGCACATCCCCGCTATGCGTCAACCCGCCGTTACACACCGCCTCGTAAAACCGCTGCGTCGCCGGCGTCATCCGAGACGGCGACTGCGGAAACTCCACAATCGGCAACCCCTCATCAGCCAGGATCTGATACGTCCGCGCCCACCGATACGGGTCGCAGACTATTTCTTTGACCTGCCAGCGACGGCACGCCGCACGGATCGCGTCCTCCACATCACCGATCGGCACCGTCCAATCGGGTTGCCCCTCAACAGGTTTCTCCCAGCACTCGACAACGTCGACGTGCGGTTTTCCACCACACACCACGACGACCAAAGCGGTACTGTCGCCGTTGTACGAACCATCGAACCCCAAACACACCTCATCGCCGTCAGCAACACCGACGGCAGCGTCCGAGCAGGCATCCCACACACCTTCAGGTAGCCACGCCTGCAAATCAGTGACCCACTGATTCATCCGCTTCGTGCGGTACTCCGGCTCCGGTGTGCGTAACACGGTCGCCTCGAAATCCTCGGCCGACACAATATCCCCATACCCGGGATTGGCCTGATGCAACGCTTTCGGATCTGTCGTCGCGGCCTTGTCATCGTAGGGTTCCCACCAGGCCATAAAGAACGACGGATCAACGTATTCGCCCGAAATGATCCGCTTTCCATACTCATAGAGCCCGTAACACAGCGAATCTCGGCCAGTCGAGTCGTATCGCGCCCCAGCGGTAGTGATGCCTACCATCAGCGGCTCCGGCCGGGCACCCGCGGCGAGCTGCATGACATCCCACAGCTCGCGGTTCGGCTGAATATGCACCTCATCGAACAACACCAACGTCGGATTCAACCCCTCCTTGGTGTACGCCTCCGCCGACAGCACCTTATAAACGGAGCCGGCCGCCAAATGCTCGATCGCGTTCTGGTAACACTTCAAATGCGCGCCCAACTCGGGTTCCATCTCCACCATCCGCCGCGCCGTCCCGAACACAATCCGCGCCTGCTCCCGATCCCCAGCACACGAATAAATCTCTGAGCCCGGCGCACCCATCAACAACCGCTGCAACGCAATCCCCGCCGACAACGTCGACTTCGCATTCTTACGCGCCATCCCAATCAACGCCTGACGATGCCGCAACCGCCCATCCGGCCGCTCGGCGAACAGGTGCCGCAGCAACAGCTTCTGCCAAGGCCGCAAAACGATCAGCTCACCCACCCGGCCACCGATACTGTCCTTCGTCACATGACAAAACCCATCGATGAACTCCCCCACACTGGTGCCCCGCGACTTACGCACCGCCGCCGCCGGCACCGGCGTCAACCACCGCGGCGGCCACCCAGCAACCCGACCCATCAGGCTTCCCGCTGCCGGCGCATCATCTCATCCAACCGCGACTGCCGCGACACCTCTGTTAACCCCAGCTTCGCCCGCGCAGCCGGCGTCATACCAAACTCCACCTCAAGCTTGCGTAACTCAGATTCGACCTTCATCAACTTGTCAATCATCGGATTCGACCGTCCCCCACCAGCAGCTGCCGAGGCCGGCAACATCAAACCCCATTCCCGGATGGACGCCCGCATCGCCTCCCGATCCTCATAGAGCTCACACAACCGCACTACGGCGGCCGCGTCGTAATTCGGTCGCACCCACGGCGCCGACCAGATCCGCTCCCAATGCGCCCGCCCCACCTCGCTCATCGACACCGGCGCCACCGGGGCACCATCGACCGAAAGCGCCACAACCGTCGCCGGCAGACGTTTGCCAGCACAATCAAGCCCAGGACGGCGCCCTGTTAGACGCTTATGCTCAGCCGACTTGTTCCGTGGCATAGGGCGCGGCCTCCGTCGGTCAGCAAACACGGCAGTTGGGGATGTTTACGCAGGTCGCTGGCCATTATTTGCTGGGTTTGTTGCTGGATTTGCTGGCTTCGTCGGCGGGTTAGCCGCCACCGGCTATTGTACGAACAATCGTTCGATCGCGGGTTTGGGTCGTGTCTAATAATTCGTTATTTAATAGCTACAGGACACTATCCGCATTACCGCAGGTAGATGGGCCAATTCGCTATTTTACACGTCTTGGAACGCTATTGGACTGGCATGGGCGGTAACAGATACTTTGGCTTGCTGCAGGCCCGATCTTTGTTGACGGTTTCATCAGTTTCTACGCATATGTGCTGGTCACGGCCCCTGTTTGAATTAGACTGGCTAGCAAACTTTTTCGAACATTATTTGCTCGCTTATTTGACAC